CCACCACTGGCGCCGAGGGGGAGGGGGGTGAAAATCTCTACAGCTAAACCACCCCAGACCGATCGCTGCCGTTTCTTCGCAAAGCCGCAGTTGGGATAGGGGTGGGGGTCTGACAGGATATGGCTAATCCACCGAAACCAACAGCGCTCAAGGTCATTGAGGGGAACCGCGGAAAGCGGAAACTCAACAAGGGCGAGCCAGATCCGGACTACCTCGAGGACCTGACACCTCCGGACTGGATGCCGGAAGGGGCGAAGCTCGTCTGGAATGAGTTGGTGCCGCATCTTCGGAAAGCGCGTCTGCTCTCTAAAGTCGATGTACCGATGCTGTCGAAAGGATGCGTGGCGATCGCACAGTATCGCCGCGCGACCACCATGCTCGGAGAAGACCTGGTACTGGCCGAGCAGACTGGCAGTGAAGAATCTTCGCGCCGCGCCGCGCAGATCAATCAGTGGCTGGTGGCGCAGTCGATGGCATTCAAGCAGGCGATGGCGGTCTTCCAACAGTTCGGCATGTCGCCGGCGGCGCGTACGCGCATCATGATCAATCCGCAGGGCGATCTGTTCGATGTCGGCAAACAAGGCGCGGGTCAAGGCTTCTTCTCGTGACCCTGTCACAACCTACGCGCGCCAGGTAGCCTCCGGCAAGATCGTCGCCGGCCCGCATGTGCGTGCGGCGTGCCAGCGACACCTGAAGGATCTGGAACAAGCCCCCGAGCGGGGCTTTTTTTTCGACCTGGCGGCGGTCAAACGCACCATCGAGTACTTCCGCCTGGTGCTCCGCCTTAATGGCGGCGAGTACGAGGGGCGGGCTTATGCTCTGCTCGGCTGGCAGGCCTTCATCGTCGGCAGTCTGTTCGGCTGGAAGGCGGCCGACGGCCACCGGCGCTTCCGTGTGGCCTATGTCGAGACCGGCAAGGGCAGCGGCAAGTCGCCGCTGGCGGCCGGCATCGGGCTGTATGGTCTGACGGCGGACGGCGAGCCGCGCGCGGAGATCTACGCGGCGGCGACGAAGAAGGATCAGGCCATGATCCTCTTCCGCGACGCCGTCGCCATGCGCGACCTGTCGCCGGACCTGGCCTCGGTGCTCACGAAGTCCGGCGTCGGCGAGAACGCCTGGAACCTGGCCTACGCCAAGAACGGCAGTTTCTTCCGGCCGATCTCGGCGGACGACGGGCAGAGCGGCCCGCGGCCGCACATCTCGCTGCTCGACGAAGTGCATGAGCACCGCAACGGCTACGTCGTCGAGATGCTCAAGGCCGGCCAGAAAAGCCGCCGGCAGCCGCTCATGTTCATGATCACGAACAGCGGCACCAGCAAACAGTCGGTGTGCTGGGAGTACCACGATTATGGCGCGAAGGTCGCCGCCGGACAGATCGCGGACGACAGCTTCTTCGCCTACATCTGCGCCCTGGACGACGCCGACGACCCGTTCAAGAACGAGCGCTGCTGGGCCAAGGCCAACCCCTCCATCGCCCACGGACTGCCAAGCCAGAAATACCTGCGCGAGCAGGTGCTGCAGGCGCGCGGCATGCCGGCGAAGGAATCGGTGGTGCGCCGCCTCAACTTCTGCCAGTGGGTCGAAGCCGAATCGCCCTGGATCGGTGCTGAGGTCTGGTTCGGCTGCTCACCCGAGCCGGATGTCCAGACGCCTGTACTGCATGGCCGTCGCTGCTGGGGCGGGCTCGATCTCTCGAGCACGCAGGATCTGACCGCCTTCGCGCTGCTCTTCGAGCCGGCGGAAGACGACCCGCACTGGCGGCTCAAGGTCTGGTTCTGGCTGCCCGGCGACGGGCTGCACGACAAGGCAGACCGCGATCGCGTGCCCTACATCGCCTGGCGCGACGCCGGGCACCTCGAGGCGCTGCCCGGCCGAGCCATCAACAAGCTCGCTGTGCTGCACCGGCTGGCCGAGCTGGCCAGCCAGTACGAAATGCAGGAAATCGCTTACGACCGCTGGCGCATCGAAGACTTCCAGGCCCTCATCGCCCAGGAAGGCGTGAGCCTGCCGCCCATGGCGCCCTTCGGCCAGGGCTTCAAGGACATGGCGCCGGCGGTCGACGAATTCGAACGCCACCTGCTCGGACGCACGCTGCGGCACGACGGCAACCCGGTGCTCACCTGGTGCGCCGCCAACGCCGTAGTCATGACCGACCCGGCCGGCAACAGGAAGATTGCCAAGGAGCGCGCCATCGGCCGCGTCGATGGCGTGGTGGCCGCCGTGATGGCGGCAGGGCGGGCAATGGCTGGTCGGCCCGATGAAGAATCCGTCGGTTTGGAGGTCTGGTGAAAATATTCGGATTCAACATCACGCGGGATGATCGAAAGTCCTCTGGCAGCAGTCCGGAGGAGATCCGCAACCTGCTCGCCGGACTGCAGGGCGGGTCGAAGGCCGGCGTAGCCGTAAACTGGAAGACCGCTTTACAAGTCACCACCGCGCTGGCCTGCGCCAGGGTGATTGCCGAAGGCCTCGCCCAGGTTCCGTTCAAACTGTTCCGGGAACAACCGAACGGCGGGCGCAAGGTCGAATCATCGAATCGCCTGCATCAGCTGCTCTCCGTCAAGCCGAACGATTGGCAGACCAGCTTCGAGTTCCGCGAAATGCTTGCGCTGCACCTGGTCTTTTGCGGCGGCGGTTATGTTTTTGCCCCTCGCTTCCGCGGCGAGATCCTCGAGCTGCTGCCTTACACCCCGCAGCAGGTCACCGTCAAGCGCGACGGATGGAATGTCGGCTACGAAATCACCACCGCCGACGGCACGCGCGTGCCGATTCCGGCCGACCAGATGTGGCATCTGCGCGGCCCGAGCTGGGACGGCGTCATCGGCCTCGATGCGGTGAAACTCGTGCGCGAAGCCCTCGGTCTCGCGCTCGCCACGGAAGAACACAGCGCCCGCATGTTCAGCAACGGCGCCACGGTCGGCGGCATCCTCACCACCGATGCCACCCTCAAGGAAGACCAGGTCAAGCTGCTGCGCGAGAGCTGGGAAAGCACCCAGGGCGGCGTCGTCAACGCCTTCAAGACCGCCATCCTCTGGGGCGGTCTCAAGTGGCTGCCGCGCGCCCAGCAGAACGACCACGCACAGCTCATTGAATCGCGCCGCTTCCAGGTCGAGGAACTGTGCCGCGCCTTCCGCGTCATGCCGATCATGGTCGGCTACTCGGACAAGGCCGCCACCTACGCCAGCGCCGAACAGATGTTCCTGGCGCACGTCGTGCACACCCTCGGTCCCTGGTATGCCCGCATCGAGCAGTCGGCGGACGCATTCCTGCTCACCCAGTCCGAGCGCGATGACGGCCTGTACTTCAAGTTCATTACAGCCGGTCTTATGCGCGGCGCCCACAAGGACCGCGCCGAATACTTCAAGGCCGCCCTGGGTGCCGGCGGCTCGCCCGCCTGGATGACACAGGACGAAGTGCGCGGCCTGGAAGAACTCAACCCGCAGGGCGGCGCTGCGGCGCAGCTGCGCGAACCCTTGAATGCTGCGCCAGCTTCTGCCGGCGCCGCCGATACGCAACCGCAAGGAGACTGACATGAAGCTGCAGCACATGCTCTGCCGGTTCAACGACATCAAGCTCGCTCCGTCCGAGAGCAGCACCATGGACTTCGAAGGTTACGGCGCCGTCTTCGGCAATGTCGACGCCTACGGCGACGTCATCGAACCGGGGGCTTTTGCGAACTACCTCGCGGATGCCCAGAGCGGCAAACAGCCATGGCCCGCCATGCTGCTGCAGCACGGCGGCTGGGGCCTCACGGCCGAGGACATGATGCCTGCCGGCATCTGGACCGACCTGGCCGAGGACGGCAAGGGGCTGAAATCCGCCGGCACGCTGGCCGACATACCCAAGTCGCGCGACGCCTACACGCTCATGAAGATGCAGCCGCGGCCCGCCATCGACGGCCTGTCGATCGGCTATTACGCCCGCGAATGGAGCGAACGCAGCAAACCCGAAGATCCGCGCCGGCGCATCAAGCGGATCGACCTGGTTGAAATCAGCCTCGTCACATTTCCCGCCAACGGAAAGGCGCGCGTGTCCGGCGTCAAATCCATCGGCGAAACAGAACGCGAAATCGAAAGCTGGCTCATGCGGGACGCTGGGTTCAGCCGCCGTGAAGCGCGTATTGCCATCAACCAGGGATTCAAGACCCTCCTCGGCATGCAGGACGCTGCCGGCGAGATGGATGAACTGGCGAAGCTCATCAGCAGGAACATCGCAACCCTCTCAAACTGAACAAGGAGCAAACCATGCGAAACATCATGAATCCCAAGCTGGCCGTGCTGGCGCTGATCGCGCTCGCGGTCGTGTCCGCCCTCGTCGGCCATCCCATTGTTTCCGCCGAATCCATGATCGGCCTCGGCCTGGTGCCGCTGGCGCTTGGCGAAATCGATGTCAAGGGCCTCACCGAGCTGCTCGAGAAACAGGGCCGCGCCTTCGAGGAGTTCAAGAACGCCAACGATGCGCGCCTGAAGGCCATCGAGCAAAAAGGCTATGCCCCGGCTGATGTTGTCGAGAAGGTCGACAAGCTCAATGCCGAGATGAAGAAGATCGACGGCGATCTGATCGAATTGGCCAAGAAGGCGCACCGTCCGCCGGCCGGCGACGACAAACTCACCGAAGAGCAGGCCGAATACAAGGAAGCGCTCAACACCTACCTGCGCAAGGGCATCGACACCGGCCTGGGCGAGCTGCAGCGCAAGGCCATGAACTCCGCCAGCGACCCGGACGGCGGCTACCTGGTCCTGCCCGAAATGGATCGCGTCATCGATCGCGTTGCGCCGACCGTCAGCGCCCTTTTCCGGCTCGCCAACGTCGTCACCATCGGCTCGGCGAAGTGGGAAAAGATGGTCAAGACCTCCGGCATGGCCGCGCGCCGCGTTGCCGACGGCTCCACCGGCGGCGAGTCCACCAACCCGAAGTACGCCAAGATCGCCATCGACGCGCACACCGCCGAGGCCGAGCCGCGCGTCTACAACGAGACGCTCGAGGATGCCGCGGTTGACCTCGCCATGGATCTGGCAGAAGAAGCCGGCATCGCCTTCGCCGAACTGGGCGGCAGCGAGTTCATTACCGGCGCCGGTGTTGCGGGCGCGCGCGGCATCACCGCCTACTCCAACGTCGCCAATGCCTCCTACGCCTGGGGTTCCGTCGGCTACATCGTTTCCGGGAAATCGGCGGCCTTCGCCTCGGTCGCACCGGCCGACAAGATCGTCAGACTGCAGCACGCGCTGAAGTCGCAATACCGCCCGGGCGCCGCCTGGCTGTGCAACGACACCACCCTCGGCGTCATGCGCCAGATGAAGGACGGTTCCGGCAGCTACTACCTGTGGCAACCGGATCCCGCCGCAGCCTTCGGCGGCCGCTTCCTCGGCAGCCCGGTCGAGATCGACGACAACATGCCGGACATCGGCGCCGGCGCCTACGCCCTGGCCTACGGCAACTTCAAGCGCGGCTACACCATCGTCAACCGTGCCGGCACCAGCCTGATCCGCGACAACATCACGGTGAAGGGCCAGACGCTGTTCAACTTCCGCCGCCGTTTCGGCGGCGGCATCACGAACTTCGAAGCCATCAAGCTGATGAAGTTCGCGACCAGCTGAGCGGCTGCTTCGCAAAGGCAGGACCGAGGCCCGCCGGGGCGACCCGGCGGGCTTTTCTTTGACCGCAGCATTGTGCCGACCAAACCTGCTCGGCAACGAAAGGAACCGCAACCATGAACGACCTGCACAACAACATCCGCGCCAAGCGCGTCATCGCGCCCATCGCCATCGGCGCCAACGCCACCAAGTCCGGCAAGGTCATCGACCGCCAGGGCTACGGCGGCGTCGAGTTCGTCGCCAGCTACGGCGCCGTCACCACCACCGGCACCATCGTCACTCTGGTGGTGAAGGAGGGCGATGTCACCGGCACCCTGACCAGCGTCGCCGACGCCGACCTGCTCGGCACCGAAGTCCTGGCCAGCCTGCCGGTCCA